TGAGTGTGGGTCTCCTCCAGAAAATAATGATCCAACTCCGGGGGAAGCTGGGTGGAAAAAAGAAAAGAAAATCATCAATAGAATTAATAATTCTGGTGGTGCTAATGTTAATTGATAAATAGTAGTGGGCTACCCACAATTATCGTCGCCGCAGAGGGGAAGACTGGCAGAATCAGTCTTGACACCCCTCTTTTTTCTTGCTATAATGAGTTGGAGAAGAGATTTTAAAATGTCGATCAAAATTGCGTTACTAAAATCGGGAGAAACTGTTATTTCTGATGCCAAAGAATTGGTATTGGAAGATACTCCCTGTGGATATTTGTTTAGTAATCCACATAAGATTAAACTTGAATATGATGATGGAATATTTTTAACAGAAAATAAAGATTCTGTAGGATCTGATGTTAAAGTAACTTTTTCATCTTGGATTCCATTGACTAGTGAAGATGAAATTGCTATTCCAAAAGATTGGGTAGTTACTATTGTAGAACCTCTTGAAACTATAAGGAAAATGTATGAAGAAAAAATCAACGAACAAAATAATAAAGTGTCTAATTCTCAAAACTGATACTACTATAATTACTGAGATTGATGAAATTCCTTCAGAATTGGGGGAGCCAGATTGTAAATTAATTAACCCATTTACTTTATCTAAGGGAATTGCTGGGGATTATTATTTGAATATTTGGCCCGATGTTACAGAGCAAAGGGAAATGATGATTCACTCCGATAGTATTTTGACTATTGTAGATCCAAAATCTGATTTAATTGATAAGTATCTTGAACTAACTAAGTAATGTCTTTACGCTTTTACACTAACGTTCAAATGGTCGGAGATCAATTTCTTGTTCGTGGCTATGAAAATGGAAAAAGTTTCATGGCTCGTGAGAAATTTTCTCCGACTCTTTTTGTGCCTTCTAAAAAAGAAACTAAGTATAAAACTCTTACAGGAGAATATGTAGAAGCAGTTCAACCGGGATCTGTTAGAGATTGTCGTGACTTTATTAAAAGGTATGATGGAGTAGAGGGATTTAAAATTTGTGGAAACGATCGATACATTTATCAGTATATTTCTGATAATTATCCTGAAGATGAAATTAAATTTGATATTTCAAAAATCAAACTGACTACAATCGATATTGAGGTTGCTTCGGAAAATGGATTTCCTGATGTAGAAAATGCTGCCGAAGAAATGTTGCTTATTACTCTCCAAGATTACAATACAAAACAAATACGAACTTGGGGAAAGGGAGAATTTAAGAATAATCAAAAAAACGTTCAGTATCGGGGATTTTCTAATGAGTATGATCTTCTGAATGATTTCATTCACTGGTGGATGGATAATACTCCAGAAGTCATCACTGGATGGAATAGTGAATTTTATGATATTCCATACTTGGTTCGTCGTTTGGATAGAGTTCTTGGTGAAAAATTGATGAAGCGTATGTCTCCTTGGGGGTTGGTAACCGAAGACGAAATATACATCTCTGGTCGAAAGCATATTTTGTATGATATTGGTGGAATAAGTCAAATTGATTATTTGAAACTTTATAAATGGTCTCCAGCGACTACTAATCAGGAATCATATCGATTAGACCATATTGCAAGTGTAGAACTTGGACAACAAAAACTTGATCACTCTGAGTTTGATACATTTAAAGACTTTTATACTAAAGGTTGGCAGAAGTTTGTAGAATACAACATCGTTGACGTAGAACTTGTCGATAGATTAGAAGACAAGATGAAACTTATTGAACTTGCCGTTACTATGGCGTATGATGCAAAAACAAACTATGCAGATGTTTTTTCTCAGGTTAGGATGTGGGATTCTATCATTTACAACTATCTCAAAAAAAGAAATATCGTAATTCCTCCAAAGGAAAATATCAACAAGGATGCAAAATATGCTGGTGCTTATGTGAAAGAACCAATTCCTGGGGTTTATAATTGGGTGGTAAACTTTGACTTAAATAGTCTTTATCCGCATTTAATTATGGGTTACAATATTTCTCCGGAAACATTGTTAGATCAAAGACATCCATCTGTAACTGTTGATAAGATTTTGAATCAAGAGATTGATTTTGAACCTTATAAAGATTATGCAGTTTGCGCTAATGGTGCAATGTATCGTAAAGATATTCGTGGATTTCTTCCAGAATTGATGGAGAAAATGTATAATGAGCGGGTCATTTTTAAAAAGAAAATGATTGAGGCAAAAAAAGCATATGAAAAGAAAAAATCAAAGGAATTAGAAAAAGAAATTTCTCGTTGCAATAATATTCAGATGGCTAAGAAAATTTCTTTAAACTCTGCTTATGGTGCAATTGGGAATGCTTATTTTCGTTATTTCAAACTTGCAAATGCCGAAGCTATTACTCTTTCTGGACAGGTTGCAATTCGTTGGATTGAAGGGAAAATGAACACCTACTTAAATAAGGTTCTTAAAACACAAAATGTAGATTATGTGATTGCCTCTGACACTGATTCCATTTATCTTAATATGGGTCCTTTGGTTGAAAGTGTATATAAGGGAAAAGAACAAACTACTGAAAGTATTGTTTCTTTTCTTGATAAGATTGCTAAGGTTGAACTTGAAAAATACATTGAAAGTTGTTATCAGGAACTAGCAGACTATGTAAATGCTTATGATCAGAAGATGCAGATGAAGCGGGAGAATATTGCTGATCGCGGAATTTGGACTGCTAAAAAACGATATATTCTCAATGTCTGGGATAGTGAGGGTGTTCGCTACGATCAACCTAAACTCAAAATGATGGGTATTGAGGCAGTTAAATCTTCTACTCCGGCACCTTGCCGCCAAATGATTAAGGATGCTCTGAAACTTATGATGAGTGGAACTGAAGATCAGGTTATTGAGTTTATTAATAAATGTCGTTCTGACTTCAATAAACTTCCACCAGAACAAATTTCATCTCCAAGAACTGTTTCTGATGTAAAAAAATATCGATCACATGCTCAAATTTATGTGAAGGGAACTCCAATTCATGTTCGTGGCGCACTTCTCTTCAATCATTATATTCAAGAAAATAAACTAACAAATAAGTATTCACTTATTAATAATGGTGAAAAGATAAAGTATATTTACTTAAAAACTCCAAATATTATTCGTGAGAATGTGATTTCTTTTATTTCTGATTTTCCAAAAGAACTTGGTCTTGACAAATACATAGACTATGACTTACAATTTGAGAAAGCATTTTTAGAACCACTTAAGTCTATTCTTGATGCAATTGGATGGGGAATAGAAAAAAAAGTAAATCTTGAATCATTTTTTACATAATGGAATTACCAATTACAAAAAAGGAATTGGAGTTTATTTTAGAAAAAATTAAACACAATACACAACTTTATAATAAATTATGGGCACATTGGTTTAAACTACAAACAACAAACGATAACTAACTATGGACTTTTTAAAAGATATTGTAAAAGAAATTGGTGGAGAGTATACGAAACTTGCATCAGATATTGACGAAACTGAAACATATGTGGACACTGGTAGTTACATATTCAATGCTCTTGTTAGTGGTAGCATCTTTGGTGGGGTATCTGGTAATAAAATTACTGCAATTGCGGGGGAATCAAGCACTGGAAAAACTTTCTTCAGTTTGGCAGTCGTCAAGAATTTTCTTGATAATAATCCTACTGGATATTGTTTGTATTTTGATACTGAAGCAGCAATCACAAAATCTCTTTTAGAGAGTCGTGGAGTTGATACAAAAAGAACAGTTGTGGTAAATGTTGTAACCGTAGAAGAGTTTCGTGGAAAGGCACTTAAGGCAGTTGATCTGTATATGAAAAAACCTGAAGGAGATCGTAATCCTTGTATGTTTGTGCTAGATTCTTTGGGAATGCTTTCCACCAGCAAGGAGATCAACGATGCTCTGAACGACAAGGAGGTTAGGGATATGACCAAATCCCAACTGATTAAAGGTGCATTTCGTATGCTTACTTTAAAATTAGGTCAAGCAAATATTCCAATGATTGTTACTAATCACACCTATGATGTTATCGGTGCTTATGTTCCTACTAAGGAGATGGGAGGTGGTAGTGGGCTTAAGTACGCCGCCTCTACTATTATTCATCTTGGAAAGAAGAAAGAAAAGGATGGAACGGAAGTCATTGGAAATATTATCAAGGCAAAGACTGCTAAATCGCGTTTAAGCAAAGAAAACAAAGAAGTAGAAATTCGGTTGTTTTATGATGAACGTGGTCTTGATAAGTACTACGGTCTTCTTGAACTTGGTGAAATTGGAGAACTTTGGAAAAATGTTGGTGGAAGGTATGAGATGGATGGAAAGAAACTTTATGCAAAAGAAATTCTTAAAAATCCAGAAAAATATTTCACCGCAGAAGTAATGCAGGCACTCGATGAAATCGCACAAAAAGAATTTTCTTATGGCAAATCTTAATGAATTTATTCAGGTTTATGATGATGTTCTTGAACCTGATATTTGTGAATTTT